CAAGAATCTGTACTGGGAACTAAGCGGCGGAAAGCATTGGATTGGAACAAGAGAGTTTCAGGCTGCAATGGGCGCACAACTGGGACAGCAAGTAATGGGGAGTTGAAATGGGATCAAAGCCTTGGGATTTGCTTAATCCAAATATCGGTCGCGTATCTGAAGAGGTGCTAGAAAAGCGCCTTTCAATCTGCAAGGGCTGTGAGTTTTTTATCAAAATTACAAAACAATGTAAGAAATGCGGGTGCTTTATGCGGCTAAAAGGGTCACTTCCGCATTCAGAATGCCCCGTTGGTAAATGGGGCAAGGAGGAACAGGCGTGAAAGAAGTTCAGGCAGCCCTCGCTGAACACGCGCTGCTGGAGTACGCATCTGGACAGCCACGAGACAAAAAGGGACGCTTCGGCAGCACGGGAAGCAGTGGGGGTGGCGGAGGCGGCGCAGCAGAGTACAGCGACCCAACACTGTTTCAGACCCCAAAAATTGGCATTGTTTCTACTGACCCAAGTACCGTTGGGCAGATTCAGACACTCAATTTAGGCGTCTTGCCCGCGAAGACGACAAGCGCAATCAGCACGATCAAAGCGACTGAGCCGAAAGGCACGCTTTCAATGCACACCACTGCTGAAGGCAAACTAACGGGGGAAAGGGAGTTGCTGCACACACAACTTGTCTCAAGGCAGGTGATGAGTCCATCGCTTGTCAGCGAGCGCGGGGTTGCTCGCGACGACGGGAAGCCAACGCTTGTCATCATGGGCGGCGGAGGAGGGTCTGGCAAGACAACGGTGCTTAAGAAACTTGAAGATCGCAGTGACCCAGAGGGAATTGCAATGCGCCGCGCAATTGAGGACGCTGGCGTTCGCATTCCATCGCCAGCGTTAAAGCCGAATGACGACGGGACGACAACACTGAGACCAACTGGAACAGCGTCAATTATTAACTCAGACCATGCCAAGCACGGTATTTGGGGCGCAGACAAAGAGGCTCGCGCCGATAGGATGGTTCCTACCACTACTGGCAGCAAAGCGCGGGTAACAGCGGCAGCGCGAGTCCACGAGGAGTCTGCGGTTGTCGCCCAGCGCTCGCTAGAGGTAAGCATCCACAGGGGTGGAGACATCATTTTTGACGGAACTGGGGACGGAACTCAGGCTAAACGCGAGGGAATCTATCGCGCCGCATCAAGCACCCATGAAGTTGTTGGCGTGTTTATCACCACAAGAATTGGCACAAGCCCGACTGACGGTATTCGCGGCACAGTAGCGCTAAGAAACAAAAAAGCCATTGAGGTCAAAACAACTGACAGCACGGGATCGGCAAAAATTAAACGCAATGTGCCAGATGCGGTGGTTACGGATGGTCACATAAAGGCTAACGCCGCGATTATTCAGGGCGTCAGCGGTAGCACGCGCTCATGGGATAGGGCAGTCATCATTGAGCGCGTTCCAGACATTGACATTAAAACAGGAACGCAGAGGACGTTTACATCGTCGGACGGGCAGCCACCGCAGCCAAAGTTCACCTATGTCGTGGCTGCAACTTACAACGCGAGGGATGGGTTTGTGGAAACCGCAGCAGGTCGCGGAGTCCGCAGCCGCATAGAGATTCGCGGAAGGGTTGACAGCGAAGGAAAGCCCAGAGAACTCACCAACGCAGAAAAGATTGTGTCATTTAACGAAGCCGTAGACCCAGAGTCAACAGGAATCCCTCCTGCGCCAGTTGAATACGAAGACCTGATCGCCATGTGGGTTGAGGTGCTTTGCGGATGCGAAAAAGAGAAATCAGACGTTCTCAAGCGGAACCCACAGGCATCTGACTATTGGGACTACATTGTCGTTGAGGTCGCCGCAGCGCCAGAAGACGAGACCATTGACATCCCCTCAGAGCCATCGGAGCGCAGCGCCGAACTCCAGAGCGTCTACTCAGTAGGCGTTGCGGATCAGGTTCACATTGATATGCCAATGGGTGACAGCGGGATCAATCTCGCCGAAGCCAACATGGTGCTGCCAGCCCATGCAAATGCTCTGTACGACGCTTACGAGACCATTGCCAAGCGCCACGGGAAGTGGACGCAGCAGGGCAGCGACGGGGCAAATTACGTCACCGTCTCGCCCTTTGCCTACGAAGGTCGGATGTGTTCAACGTGCGCGTTCTGGGTCAGCCCAAACGGTTGTGAGATCGTTGAGGGACTGATTAGACCGCAGGGTGGATGTAAACTAAACATCAGGGCTGCTATCAAAGAGTCCGAGACTGAAGAAAAGGACTGAATGAATGCCAGAAATTGAAGAGTTGGTGGTTGCCGTTGAAGGCGAGCCACAGCCAGAGATCGCAGAAGTTACTCCCGAAGCGGTAGAAGCCGCACCAGAGGTCACAGAAATCGCTCCAGCCGCTGAAGTTGAGGCTGAACTTGAGATTCCTAGCGGAGACGAGGCAGAGGGTCTCATCATGGAATCCGTTGAGCCGACAGGAAGCATCATTGATGTTCTGCTGATTCAGGCTGGGATGAGCAAAAACCGACGGCGGTATTCAGAAGCAGTACTGCGAGAGTCGGTTCCACTCTTTGAGGGTGCGCGTGCCTTTGCTGGCAAGGGAACTGACCACAATCCAGAAGAGCGCGGAGTCAAGTCGCTTGTCGGCTGGTACACAGGCGCTCGCTGGGTTCAGGATGCCCCGCATCCAACAAAGAAGAATGCAAAGGTCTCTGGCGTTGCCGCCAATTTCCATATTTCAGAAGCAGCCCCATGGCTCCGATCAATGATGGCAGACGCTATCAAGCGCGGGAAGCCAGACCTTGTGGGCTTTTCTATTGTTGGTGACGGTGAAACGTCAGTAGTGCGAGAGTCGCGCCAGCAATACATTGATGTAACGAAAATCAACACCATTGAAAGTGTTGATGTCGTTGTCAACCCTGCTGCGGGTGGTATGCCTATGCGTTTGGTAGCAAGCGCTGAAGCAATGCCACAAGTTGATTGGGTTACTATGAGCAGGGATGAAGCAGTTCGCTTTATCGCTGAAGGTGTCGTCCTGCCTGAAGAACTCAAGCGGGCGAGAGAAGATCTCTACGAGCAGTTGCTTGCAGAGGCAGTTGATGCGCTAAAAGCGCAGAAGGAGAACGAAACAGTGGAGAACCAGACTGAGACCCCTAGCGTTGAGGTCGTGACCGAAAAGATCGGCGCGATTTTGACAAAGGCTCTCGTTGAGGCTCGCCTTGCTGGTGTCACGCTCCCAGATAGCGCCAAGAAGCGCGTTCGGGAGACGACTGAAGGCAAGGTGCTTGACGAGCAGCAGATTGATTCAGCGATCAAGGCGGAAGCCGATTATATCGCTGACCTAACAACCCCTGCCGTAGTTGACGCTGGCGCTGTTGCGACAGACGTCAAGTCTGAGCAGGATCGCGTGACCGAAGGGGTGTACGACATCCTCGCGGGCAAGAGCAACCAGTCCATTAAGGGTCTTTACGTTGACCTTTCGGGCGACCGCTCCTTCACGGGCAAGATTCAGGAAGGCTCACGACTGACAGAGGCACTTTCGTCCTCGTCGTTTGCTGAGATCCTTGGTGACTCCATCACCCGCCGCCTGTTGGACTTCTACAATCAGCCAAACCTTGATGGTTGGCGCAAGTTGGTAACCGTTGGTTCGGTTAACGACATGCGAACGCAGCGCCGCGTGCGCTTCGGTGGCTATAACAACCTGTCCACGGTGACTGAGGGCAGCGCTTGCGCCGCCCTTACCAGCCCAACGGACGAAGAGGCAACCTACGCGCCAACCAAGAAGGGTGGCACTGAGGTCATCACGATGGAAATGATCGTGAACGATGACCTTGGCGCAATCCGAGACATTCCACGCCGACTTGGGCGGGCAGCCGCGCAGAGCCTTCACGAGTTTGTCTTTGACTTCTACAAGGACAACGCAGCAATTTATGATGCTGTTGCGCTGTTCCATGCGTCGCACGCAAACCTTGGAACCACGGCGTTCAGCGCCACGGCTCTAAAGAATGCGCGCCTCCAGATGCTCAAGCAAGCCGACATGAGCAACAGCAAGCGCCTTGGCATTACGCCACGCTATCTCGTTGTCCCAGTTGACCTTGAGCATGATGTGTTCACAGTCCTGAACAGCATCGTCCTACCTTCGGGTGCGGGCGTTGCTGCTCCATCGGACGCCAACTACGCACGAACCTACGGGCTTGAGGTAGTCAGCGTTCCTTACTGGACAGACACAAACAACTGGTTCCTCTCCGCTTCGCCAATGGATGTTCCGACAATTGAGATCGGCTTCCTCAACGGACGCGAAGAGCCTGAACTGTTCGTGCAGGACGAGCCAACGAATGGCTCAATGTTCAGCAACGACAAGATCACTTACAAGGTTCGCCACATTTATGGTGGTGCAGTCCTTGATTATCGTGGTCTTCAGGGCAACGTCGTCGCCTAACTAGGGACGACATAGGGGTAAAATCTGAGGGAGTCGGGCGAGACCCGACTCCCTCATTCATCTTCGGGCGGCGGCAACGATACCCCTAGCGCTGTCGCCGCCTGAAGTCCAAAGGAGAAAATATGCCGCACATGGGATCGTATTCATCGGCGAATGTTTTGGCTTCTGCTAAGGCAGTGCTTCGCGATACGACTGGTACGGCAGATGCGCGCCTACTTTCGGACGCAGAGATTACAGAAAACATCTCCAAGGCAACGTACCGATATTCCAACGACCGCCCACTGGAGAAAATCGGCGCGCTCACGGCTGACGGCACGATTTATCTGAGTCTACCTTCGGACTTTACCGATGGGTTTAGCCGCATCGTGCATCTTGAGTCGCCAATAGACCACGTCCCGCCACAGTGGGTTGACGAGCGCGACTACCTAGTAGTTCAGGGGACTACCAACAGCGCAGCGCTGAGGATTCGCTGGACGCGCATCGCGCCAACGTCTGGCGACGCGCTTCGCCTGTACTACACAACGCACAGGACTTACTCAACGACAGCGGCAAGCACAACAGTTCTTGACCACGATCATTTCGCAGTTGTAGATCTGGTTGTTTCTGTTTGCGCGGCAGATATTGGCAACAAGTACGCACGAGCGCACGAGCCGATCCTTGGCGCAGACACATCAGACTACGGGAGCAAGAGCAAGGAGTGGGCAGACATCGCTGACATGTACATGCGGAGATACCGCGATGGCGTTGGCGTTGCTGAGGGAGAGAAGCCGCACGCATCAAACTGGATCAACTGGGATTCCCAGCCAGATCCAAGCCGCGACTACCTTTTCCACCGAAAAATGACCCGATGAGTTTTCGCGGACGAATTCAGATTGTTTTTCGCGACATCACTGGCTTTCGCAAGAAGTACACGCCACAACTGATTCAGGCGGCTCAGTACGAGGCGGCAAAGGCTGGAGTGGTCTACCTGTACCCAAAACTTGTCCGCAACACCCCTGTCGGATCAACCGCCATGCTGCGAAACTCCACGCTGTTTACGCCGCCTAAGTTCAATTTTGTCAACACTCACGGTCGCACGACTTGGGAAGTGACTTCAACAATCGGGGCGACTGGCGGCGCTTCGCTCTACGCGCAATTTGTTGAGTACGGGCGCGGAGCAGGTAAGTTCCCGCCAGTTGAGGCAATGAGGACGTGGGTTCGCAGGGTCTTAAGGGTGAAGGGCGTCAGGGAGATCAACAGCGTCGCCTTCCTTATCGGTAGGAAGATTGCCCAAAACGGCACGAAGGCGCAAATGTACAATAAGAAAACCGTACTGCAGCACCAAGCAATGGCGGAGACCCACATGAAGTTTGCCGCAGCGCGAGTGCTGAGGAACCCAGAGATGAACCAAGTGTCTACAGTCACAAGGAAGGGGTAGCCATGAGCGTTATCGGGGATCAGGCGGCGGCTCTAAAGACAGCAATTGAAAGCGTTGCTGACTCTGGCGTTGTCTACGACTACCAGCCGTTTCCAAAGAATGACTGGGCGCAGTTTGTCACGACGCTCACGGTGGTTATTGGGGGGCAGCGACAAGTACGAGCGTGGACGATCCAGTACGAAGGCGAAGATCGCAGGTACGAAGCCATCGGGATCGGGGCAGTAAAAACCATCCGAATGATTAACTACATCATCCGCTGCCACATGTCTTGGGCGCATCCCTCCAGCGATGGAACCTTCAGGGACATGCTGGAGTCGGTAGCAACCGCAATTGACAGCACCAGATCTCTTAGCGGCACGGCGCTTGACCACGATCCGATTACCATTGACCTTCCAAACGATGCTGCGCCAGTCATGATCGGCGACATAATGTGCCATTATGCTGAGATCAGGGTCGTCGTAAAGGTTGTTCAATCCCTGACAACAACGTAGGAGTAAATATGTCTGAAGTATCAAAGAGCATTCGGTATGTCGGGAGCGGCGACTTTGTTGTCGGCTACCCAGCCGCTGGTGTTATTGTTGTGACTGAGCGAGAAGCGGATGCGCTGATCGCAACTGGTCTTTATGAAGAGGAGAAGCCGCTCAAGGCTGCTCCAGTTGTCGCTGATGCAGCGAAGGAAGGTGTCAAGTGAGCATTGGAGTAAAGGTCGGTCGCCAGACTGCGGTCGGCACAGCAGCGGCAACAGTTAATACTGTTGCAGCAGACTTTTCGTCAAAACTCGTCAAGGCAAACGTTGCAGTTGAAGAAGTTCGCAGCGGTCAGGACATTCACTTCGCGAAGCGCGATGGCGTTTCCTACGAAGAGTGGACTGTCGGCGACAGCGCGGTCTACCACGACACGGTTGGCTACTGGCTTTCCAACGCAATGGGAACCCCGACCAACACCGCTGCTGGCAGCGCATTTACCTCAGTATTCAAGTTCACTGACGCGCCAAACGCTTTGACCCTAGAGACGACCCAGCCGCGTCGCGCAACTGAGGCGTACCAGATTCGGGACGCAGTTGTAGACAAGATGGGCTTCTCCTTTGAGGCAGATGGCACGCTTACCTACAACGTCAACGGCTTTGGAATTACACGCACAGCCCTTGGCTCAGAGCCGACATTCACCAACTCCGCAATCAACCCGTTTGTTGCGTGGAAGGGGCAGGTTGCCTTTAACGGCGTCGCCCTTGGTTCGTATGCCAAGTTGAAGAAGGGTACAATCAACATCACTCGCAACCGAAAGCCACAGTTCACGGTAAACAATTCGGTTAACCCAACGACATTCACGACTGGCTCCCGCATGGTGGAGTTTGACCTCACTTGCGACTTTGCCAGCGTTGGCGAGTTTGACAAGTATCGCAACGCAGAAACAGACTCGTTGACAATTCTCTTCACCCTGACTGACGGGACGACGATTGGTACGCCAGCCTTGTCCCCAACGCTTCGGCTGAAGATCGGCACTGCGTTCTTTGAGGATGCAGACATTGACACGAGTTCGGATCTTCCAGAGATCACGGTAAAGGGCAAGGCTCTTTACAATTCATCTGACGCTTCGCTGGCAGTTGTCACGCTTTACACCGCGACAAACTTCACCACAGCGTCTTAATAAAAACCAGAGCAGGGGAAAGGGGCGTTTATGGGATCGTTTAGGAATCTTGCTGTCCGCCGTTCGGCTGACACAAGGACAATTACGGCGGCGGACAAGCCAGAAGCAGTAAAGCCAGAAGATTGGCTTACTGAGGGTGAAAGCGTCACCTTCTGGGGAGTCTTGCCGCACGGTGTCGTTCAGGGCATGATCGCCGCAGGGAGCAATGCACGCATTGACAAGGGCGGCTCACTTGGGGAAATGGAATGGAACACTGCCGCTGCGCTAAGGGCGCGAATTATTGGCGGCATCGTTGACTGGCGCATCTTTGACGAGGTCGGCAACCTTGTCCCATGGTCTCCGCAGGGCGGAGAGGAACTTCTAGACGGGATTCCAAATCCTGTTTATCAGTTCTTGATGGGCGAGATCGGCAAGGAATCGCCGAAGTTGCTCTCAGAGGTAGATCCAGAGGCTGACGGTAAGAAGGGCAAAAAGGGTGAAACGCTGGGGGAAGCCTAAGCCGCGATTTAGCGGCATTGTTCAACGGGAAGACTGCAAATCAGCCGCAATGGTTCTCAGATGTTTTACTATGCGAAGAGTTCGGTTGGTCGTATGATGATCTCAGCGAAGCGCCGCACTGGTTCGTAGAGCGTGCGCTTGCGTACCTTTCGGCAAAAAGAAAAGCCGAAAACGAAGCGACGAGAAAGGCTGGTAGGTAGTCAATGCGTGAACAGATTGGCATTGATGTAACAGCGCGTGACCTAGCGTCCAAGGAGTTGGGTCGGGTACAGGGCGCAGTTACCAGCCTCGCCAAGTCAACTGGCGCTGCTGTTCCGCCAATGAACGCTCTTGGTGGCGCACAGATGGGCATGGCGCAAAAGGCGTTCTTCATGCTGCAAAACCTACAGTCTGTGCAGTGGGCAATCTCAATGGCGACATCTGTCATGCAGCCAGCGGTTGACGCCGCGAGGGACTACGCTGAGTCCTACACTAAAATCAATACAGTTCTTGGTGAGCATGCCCAGTTGCTGCACACTGCCGCTGAAACTTCCGCGAGGACAATGGGTCTTTCCACAAACCAAGTGCTGAAGTACGGTGGAGAGTACGCAAACCTATTCCGCGCCATGAAATTAAGCGAAGAAGAGTCGTCAAAGATGTCTCTTGCAACAATTCAGTTGGCATCAGACATTTCTTCGTTCAACAACATCCCGATGGATGAAGCACTTGCTAAGTTGCGTTCTGGTCTCGTAGGAGAGTACCTTCCTATGCGTACCGTTGGCGTTCAGATGAACGAGTTGATTGTTGGCGCTAAGGGAGTAGAACTAGGATTTGCGGCAACTGCAAAAGAGTTGACAGCCCAACAGAAAGTTCAGGCTCGTTTTGCAGTCATGACTGAGCAACTTGACCTAACCGTAGGGGACTTTGCAAGAACGCAATACGGTCTTGCAAACCAGCAGCGCGTTGCGGCGGCAGTGATGCAAGACAACATGATGAAGGCTGGAAAAGCGTTAATCCCAATCTTCCTAACACTTACTCAGGCAACCATCGGATTTATGGAAGTAGTTATTCCGATCATTCAAGTTCTTGGAACCCAGTTCCCAGCGATCATGATGGGAGCCGCCGTAGCGCTGATTTTCTTCGCGGGCGGTCTAGTGCCAGCAACAATGGCTGTATGGGGGTTTGCTGCGGCAGTATGGGCGGCAATTGTGCCGTTCTTGCCGTTTATCGCGATTGGCGTTTTGGTTACTGGGGCATTAATTCTTCTTGAAGAGAACTTTGGCTTCGTTACTGGCGCAATTAATCTTGTGTCTGAGGCAATCGGTGCTGTCGTAGGGTTTATCAAGGACTCGCTCGTCGTGGCAATTCAAATCCTTGCAAACATTGTCGGAATCTTTGATAAAGGGATGGCAGATTCTCTTAGGGAAATGTCCTACGAGGTTAGGGACATTGGAGTTCAAACAACAAAAGTGGTTGAAGCGACTGAGGAAGAGGCTCGCGCAATTGTTGCTCGCGGAATTCCTGGAATGGAGAACATTTCAAACGAGTATTTCAGCGCACTCCCTGATGCTGCTGGAAACGCAAAGGAAGAAGTGTTAAAGCGCACATCGCAAATAATGTCGGGAGTTGCTGATTCCCTTAAGAAAGGTCGGGACGAAGTTAAGAGCGCAAGAGACTTCCTTAAGGAAGCGATTAAGGAAGCAATGTCGCCAGCAAAAGAAAAGAAGGATCTTAAAAACTTCTTGGACTCTAAAGAACTTAGGAAGGCGCTTAAGAGCCAAGATGCAATCGTTCGCGCAGCGGCATTGTCTGCAGAGCAAACGGCAAAAGAGCGCCTATTTGCTCTTAAGAATAGCGTCCCCGACCTTGCCGTTGATGCTCAGGTCTCTTACGAGGACGCATACACACAAGTTGGCGAGGCGGTTGCTGCTGAGATGTTTGCCGCTCAAGAGGTTGCAAGGCTGGAGACAGAGAAGAGGGCATTCTTCTACGAGGCGTACGCCAAGCGCACAATGGATGCATACGCAGACGGGATTAGATCTGGTCGCGAGGGAGTGGTCGGAGCAGTGCGAGGCGTGCTAAACGATGTGTCAGGACTGCTTGAGGCTAAGTCTCCGCCAACAGTTAAATCGCCACTTCATGAGATTGATACTTGGGGAGAGCGAACGATTAATGCGTTCGGTGACGGCATGCGACGCGCAGGTGTCGCCTTGCGCCAGAGCGCTGCAGTTGCAGTTGCGGCATCGCGCCCAGCATTTGATGCAGCCCCAAGCATGGGTAGCGCTGGCTACGGATCTGAGTCTAGTTCAGTCGTCATTAACAACAACTTCCAGCCACAGAGCATCAGGAAGGACGAAGACATTCGTCGCCTGTCTGAGCGACTTACCACGCAGGTGCGGCTACGCGGCGGTCTCAGGAGCGGGTCGTCAACAACTAACCTTCTGATTTAAATGTCAGCAGTACTTTCAGTCACGGTTGGCGGGACAGACCTAACCAACTACATTTTGATGGAGACCTTCACGGCAGAGGCTGGCTCACGAGATTCCATTACAACCTGCTCGTTTGACATAAGGGACGAAACCAATACCATTGACATTAAGGCTGGCTCTCTAGTTGTCGTCAACTCTACGGTGACAATCTCAGCAACCTCACAAACAACGGCGGTTTGGCGCGGGTATGTCGGCAACATTACTTGGGCGTTTGATGGCGCAGCAAACCTTATTACGGTTGACTGCCAGAGTTCCAACTGCCTTCTAGACCAGAAGGCATATAGGAACAGGCTCGCAGAGCGCACTGGTCTTGGTAGGACGCGGGGGAATGACATCCAGTGGCTGCTGTCAAGCAGCACAGCATCAGAGGGATTTTCTCAGATCATTTACAACGCTGCAAAGATTCACCGCGTCAACGACGCCAGCCTTCCTACGATTAAATATGGCGGCAAAACGTTGCGTCAGGCGCTTGAGCGATTTTGCCTAAAGGCATATGAAAACAAGATGGTTTTCTGGGTTGACGTTCTGGGGGAACTAAATATTCAGCGTGTCGGTGCAAGCGTCAACCTTATTTTGAACAGCGGCTTCCAGTTGCCAAACATCCAGCCATCGGCATCCTCGTCAACCGCTACAAGTTGGACGCTTACTGCCAACACAAGCAGAAATACTATTGCTGGACAGAACTCCGATAGCGGAGGCGCTCCAACTCTTGGTGAGGACTACGACTACGGGTTGAAATGCGACGACAGTACGGAGGCTGCGACACAACAGGTTGCCGCCGTTGCTGGGGAGCGATACTACTTTAGCGCGTCAATAAAAAAC